GTGGCGCCGGTAATCCAGCTTCTTGCTGGGATCGGTAGTGACAAGCAGCTTGCTTTGCAGTCGGGCGAGACTGGCCGCACGCCACTGCTGGCGGCGCTCATGTTCAATCCCGGCGTCGAATGCCTGCTGGCACTCGGACAACGACAGATTGCTGCGATCCCATGTCAAGCCTTGGGCGTCGGCCCATGCGTCGAAAGCGCTCATGCCGTCACCTCGTTTTCCAGCGCCAGCAGCTGTTGAATGCGGTCTTCCAGGAGCGCTTGCTGGCGCTGGTGTTCGGCGCGCATACGCTTCAAATTGCCGCGCAGTCCGGCGACTTGGTTGGCAACGACAGTTTTGTCGTCGTCAAAGGTGAAAGTCACCGTGGCAGATCCGATGCGAACCCAGTCGGAGTCGCTGCGGTCATGGTCATCAAGAAAGCTGACGCGCTCGGCAATCTCGTTGCCATCAAGCCTTTTCAGTTCATCGATGTTCTGATTTAGCAGACCGAGCGTGTACACGCCGATTTGTGCGGTGTTTTGCTTGCTCACAGCGTGCCCCTTCCGCTTCCGTAGTTGTTGATCGCAGCGTCGTTGTTGATCTGCGCCACCAGATCACGGCGCTCGGCTGCGTCGTAGTAGCGCTCTGCCTTGTTGACGTTGCGCGCTCGGTCTGCGGCCAGCAAATCGTCCTCCTGGATGATCTGGTGGATGACAGACTGCGGCGGGGCCATGGGCGCGAGGGCGCGGGCCAGGCAGGCGGGTAGGGCCTTGCCGGTGCCGGTGGGTGTGCCGGCGTACTGGGCGCTCATTCCTGCACCTCGTTATCAATGGCCAGCAGCTCTTGGATTTGCTTCGTCAGACGGTTTTGCGCCTGCTGGTGTTCGGCGCGCATCTCCTTCAACTGGCTTTTAAGGATGACGACTTGATTTGCTGTGACCGTCTTGCAGTCGTCCAGGGTAATGATGACTTCAGCCGTTCCGACGCGCGTCCATCCGTAACTACTCATGTCGGCATTTTGAAAATACAGCAGGTCAACCAATTCCTTGTCATCCAACTTTTGCAGCTCAGATGGCTTGGGGTACGCGCTTGACGACACCCAAACATCTAAGGTGCCTTTTGCTTGCTTGCTCATGCTTCACTCCTCACACTCAAAATCAGCGCTTTTGCCGCGCAGTAGCATTGGTCAGACGGCACGCCAGCCGCGAACAGGCGCCGGCAGGTAGCTTGAAAATCTCCCCGCTTGGCCGCCAACTCGGCAAAGCGAATGCGGGTCGGGAAATGGGTTGGGTTTCAGGCTCACTTGTAGGCCAAGTTGAACCAGCTCGCGATCTGCCGCATCTCTTCCTCCCATGCAGGCAGGCCTTTGAGAGACAGGCTCATGTCGTGCGCGGCCTGCAACTCCTTAAGGAGTTTCAGGTGCTCGGCACCCAGGTGCCCCTCGATGCGGGCCATGATCGGTAGTATTTCGTGCGCGTGGCTCTTGTAGCTACTGGGCAGGCTGTCGGCGCCCAGTAGCTGCTCCACCCCAACACCCTCGATCAGCGGGTGGTACAACTCATCGGGAAGGAGGCAGCCCACGGCGCAAGACGTGCCGTCCTCGCCGCGATAGCAGCACTCGTTCGAGCGGCCCACTGAAGCCTTGCCCTGCTTGCGCAGGTGGTCCAGAACGGTGTCAAAAATCTCTTGGGATGTCATGTTTTCTCTCCTTGGGTGGGCCGGGGCGGGTGGTGTGTCGCAGTGAGTTGCTGCGATGGGGTGAATAGTAGCGCACCCTACCGCCCTGCGCAATAGGAAAATCTAATTTATTTTGTAACAGGCGATGCGCAATGGCTTGCGCTAGCCAGTAGTGTGCGCTAAGATCACGCCCCATGAACACTCAAGCTATCAAAATCATAGAGGCGCTTGGCGGCGTGGCTGAGGTTGCGCGCATCTTCAAGATCGCCATGCCGTCAGTCTCAAACTGGAAGCATGAGGGCATTCCAGATGCCCGAATGATGTACTTGAAAGTGGCCTACGCCGCCCAGCTTAAAGGCATCGACCTTGACGCCGCGACGTCGCAGCGCAGGGAAAAAGAGGTCTCATGAGCGCCCTCTACGTATGCCTGTTTAGCAACGGCCATCTCAAGGTCGGCAGATCGGTCAACGCCTTGGCCCGCACGCAATGAACACCCTTATGCCGGCTCCTGTCGCGAAACCCCAAATCGGGGAGCAAGCGGTTGCAGCGCGACTGCGAGCCGGCGCCCATTTCTCCTCCTCCCGCGTTCACGCTTGCGAATCGAGCCTCGCGGGTTTGCCCGGCTTGTACAGCGGGCTTTTCTATTCTGCGCGTAGCGTGCGCAAAGCGATGGGGCCGCTTGAGTCCCCAAAAAGCGAAAACCCGCTGCGCAAACAGCGGGCTTTCTAACCAAACTAGCCATTGAAAGGGAATGACTGTGGCTGATGTGATTTTAGGCTATGACGACTATGTGCGGCGCAAGCTGGCACTGGTCATTCGTGAGGGCTTGTCCGCAAAGCCGCGCGAATGCGGCCTGTTTGACCATCAGCGCGTGCTGGTGGAATGGGCGCTGCGCCGTGGCTGCGCAGCCATCTTTGCCGATACCGGGCTGGGTAAGAGCCGGATGCAGCTGGCCTGGGCGGATGCTGTTCATCTGGCGACCGGGCGGGATGTGCTGATTCTGGCGCCGCTGGCCGTAGCAGCGCAGACGGTGGCCGAAGGCGCCGAGATTGGCGTGTGCGTCACGCACTGCCGCGAGTCCGACGATGTACTCCCCGGCGTGAACATCATCAACTATGACCGCCTGCACAAGCTGGATTGCATCCGCTTCGGTGGCGTGGTTCTGGACGAATGTTTCGCAGCCGACACGATGATCGACTGCGAATTCGGAAGGAAGCGTATTCAAGACATACGCAAAGGCGATAGAATCCTCAATGCGTCAGGCGTCGATTCCGTTGCCGACATTCACCGCAGAGAGGTTCCGTATGGCGTCAAGGTCAAGTCTCAAGGGCAACATTTTATTGCCAGCCCAAACCATCCCATCTTCACGCAGCGCGGATGGGTTGGAGCACAGGATTTGCGCCCAGGAGATTACGCACTGGCAACAGGATCGGCGATGTCTCTGGTGCGGGGCGACGTTCATACCAAAGGACCGGGCGCAGAAGGGTCAGCGGTTTTGCGGGACATCCTGCTCAGCGAAATGGCGGATGAACACGCCGGAGCACAAAGCGAAGGTGCACAAGCCGGAGACGTTTGCAAAGATCCATGCGAAGCACATGGCATGGCGGGAGTCGGACTCCCCGACGGCCGCGAGAGAGTTGGAGCGGATACGCAATTTGAATCCTACATCCGACCCGAATGTCAGGGCGAAAATCTCCCGCACATTGAAAGCCATGAAGCACAGTCCTTCCGTGCGTGGGGGCAATGGGACTGGGCTGACGGAGCCGCAGGCATTCATGATGGATGTACTTGGCGCAGGCTGGATAGCGGAATTTGCTTTGTCACTGGGCCAACGGCAAGCGGGCTATCCGACACACTACAAGCTGGACTTGGCGAATCCCGCACTCAAAATAGGAGTCGAGCTGGATGGGAACTCGCACTACGCGAGGAAAGCGCAGGACGAGAAGAAAGACGCCAAGCTGGCTTCATTAGGATGGACGGTATTGAGATTTTGGAACCGGGACATCCTGAACTGGAGAGATGCCGGGACGCCGATGGAAAGCTCTATTTCTATGATCTTGGCGCAACACGGCATCCGAGTTTCTCGGTAAATGGGCTGCTGGTACATAACTCGAGCGTCATCAAGCATCACAACGCCAAGACGTTCCAGAGCCTGACGGATGCATTCCGGCTGACACCCTACAAGCTGTGCGCCACGGCCACACCGGCGCCGAACGATTGGACGGAGCTTGGTACTCACGCAGAGTTTCTTGGTCTGTGCACGCGCGCCGAGATGCTGGCTGAGTATTTCTGCCATGACGGCGGCGAGACGCAGGTGTGGCGTCTAAAGGGCCACGCACGCAGTCTTTTCTGGCGCTGGGTGGCATCGTGGGGTGCAATGATTCGCAAGCCTTCGGATCTCGGCTTTGATGACGGCCGGTACAACCTGCCGCCGTTGCATGTTCACCAGCACACGGTGGAGTCTTGCATGGAATCGGCAAATGCATCCGGGTTCCTATTTCCCATGGAGGCGGGTGATCTATCCGCTCGTCGTGATGCCCGCAGGCAGTCGATTGATCTGCGCGTGCAAGCCGCTGCCGAACTGGTGAATGGGAACGACCGCCCATGGATTGTCTGGTGCGATCTGAATGCCGAGGGTGACGAGCTTCGCAAGGCCATTCCCGGCGCGATTGAGATTCGCGGCTCGGACGACGCAGACGTGAAAGAGCAGCGGCTGATTGACTTTGCAGCCGGGAAGATTCGCGTCCTGATTACCAAGCCCTCTATCGCGGGATGGGGACTCAACTGGCAGCACTGCCGTGATGTGGCTTTCGTCGGCGTGACGGACAGCTACGAAGCCTATTACCAGGCTGTCCGTCGCTGCTGGCGCTTTGGGCAGACGCAGCCGGTGAATGTGCACGTCATTGCGTCCGAGTCAGAGGGCAGCGTGGTGGCGAACATTCGCCGCAAAGAGGCCATTGCTGACGCCATGGCGCAGGAACTGAGCGCCGAGACGAACGCGGCAGTTCGATCCGCAGTGCTGGGCGCGCAGCGTGCAACCAATCCATACAACAACACGCGCGCCATGCAGGTTCCAGCATGGCTTCAAACGGAGGCGGCATGAACGTGATTGACCAATCGACCGGCAAGGGGTGGGTAGTCTGGAATGGTGACTGTGTTGAGGTGATTCGCGGCCTGCCTGATCGCAGTGTGGATTACTCCATTTTCAGCCCGCCTTTTTCTTCTCTGTACACGTACAGCAACAGTCCGCGCGACATGGGCAACTGCCGCACTGACGCTGAGTTTTACGAGCATTTCGACTACCTCGTTGCCGAACTGGCCCGCGTCATTAAGCCGGGTCACAACGTCAGCTTCCACTGCATGATGCTGCCGACCAGCAAGGAGCGCGACGGCTACATCGGGTTGAAGGATTTTCGCGGCGACCTGATCCGCGCCTTCCAAGCGCACGGGTTTATCTACGCCAGCGAAGTCACCATCTGGAAAGACCCGGTAACGGCGATGCAGCGCACCAAGGCGCTGGGCCTGTTGCACAAGACCGTCCGCACCAATGCCACGATGAGCCGTCAGGGCATTGCCGACTATTTGGTGACCATGCGCGCACCGGGTGAAGTGCAAGACAAGGTTGCGCATGGTGATGAAATTCCAGTCAGCGAATGGCAGAAGCTTGCCAGCCCGGTATGGGATGACATCAACCCGAACGACACCCTGCAATACGCCAGCGCGCGCGAGCATGATGACGAACGCCACATCTGCCCATTGCAGCTTGATGTCATTCGGCGTGGCATTCGCCTGTGGACAAAACCGGGTGACGTGGTGCTATCGCCGTTCACCGGAATCGGCAGTGAAGGCCATGTGGCGGTGCAGATGGGCCGCAGGTTCGTCGGGGCGGAACTCAAGGCCAGCTACTACAAGCAGGCGGTTGCGAACCTCAAGAACGCCATCAAACAAGGCGACTTGCTGGATGCCGCATGAAAAAGACCATAGACACCATCACGGCCCGCCAGCGCTCGCGCCACTACGTCAACGGCCGCGTTGAATTTGATCTGCCTGGGCGCATCACCAATGCCAGTCAGCGGGAGACATACAAGCCCGCACCGGAATGGCAGCGCAATGACGGGCACAAGCACATCAAGAGCCGGGGGATTGGATGAACGACCGCGAAATGGAGCTGGAAGACCTGATCACGTCGCGCAGTGGCGACGTTCTCAGGCTGAAAGCCAAGGCTGACGCAGCCATGCCAGAGATGGCGAAGGTGTGGCGCGATGAATCACGGCGTGCAGCCGCTGATGTGGCCCGACTGGTTGCACTGCGCACGCCTGAGGTTGTTGCGCAGATGGAGCGGGAGCGCGGGCTGTCATGAGGCAAACGCTGCTCTTTCTGTGGCGATGCGTCAAGTTGCGCTCGATTGCACGTGCGCGGTGGGTTGATGAATACGAGCGGCATGTGCCGTGGCACGAACAAGAGGTTTCCGAACATGGCAAACGAGTGGCTAAGGCTATGGCACGACATGCCGAACGATCCGAAGTGGCGAACGATAGCCCGCATCAGCGGCCAGCCGCTGGCGCTGGTGCAGGCCGTGTTTCTGCATCTAATGGTTGATGCGTCACGCAATGTCACGCGCGGTCACGTCAGTGTCACGCACGAAGATTTAGCAAGCGCGCTTGATGTGACACATACGGAAATCGAAGCGATTTTCGATGCGATGCAGGGCCGCGTGATCGATGGTGATGTGCTTACCGGGTGGGATCGCCGACAGCCGAAGCGCGAAGATTTGGGCAATCCCGATACCGGCACAAAGAGTGCTGCTGAGAGAAAACGTCAACAACGACAACGAGATAGAGATGTTTTGTCTGATCGTGACGATGCCGACGATTGCGTGACAGATGACACTAATTCGATAAGTCACGATGAGTCACGAAAAGTCACTACAGATAAAGATAAAGATAAAGATAAAGAAACAACCCCCAAACCCCCTTCGGGTGTTGAGTTGCGGTTCGAGCGGTTCTGGTCTGCGTACCCGAAAAAAGTCGGGAAGGACGCGGCGAGGCGATGGTGGGGAAAACGAAAGCCCGACGATGCGATGCTGGCTGCGATGCTGGCTGCCATCGCGGTGCAGGCCAAGTCGGCGCAATGGGCGAAGGACGGCGGGCAGTACATCCCGCACCCGACCACGTGGCTGAACGAGGGCCGGTGGCAAGACGACGCTGGCGGAAACGCGAAGGCAGAAACCAGCCGTCCGCAGTGGGCGCTGGATGCCGGTTTCCCGACCGTGTGGGAAGCGGAGAACGCGCTTTGCTTCGAGCGCAACGCCCACGAATTCCGTGACGGCAAGCGGATCGGAGTCGCAGCGTGAACGCCGCCGAACTTTCGCAGCGCATGGCGTCCGAGGCCGCGTCAATCGCGCAGTACCTGCTGCCGAAAGGCAAGCGCCAGTCGGGAGAGTGGCGCATCGGAAGCGTTGACGGCGAGGAAGGCAAGTCTCTGTCGGTGCGGCTGTCTGGTGCCAAGGCGGGTGTGTGGGCTGACTTCGCCAGCGGCGAGGGGGGCGACCTGCTCGATTTGTGGATGGCCGTTCGCGGCTTGTCCATTTCGTCGGCCATGTCCGAGGCGATGCAGTACTTGGGCATCCGCGACACCATGCCGGAAAAGCCAGCACAGCCGTTTAAGCGGCCCGCCAAGCCATCGGGACAAGCTGCCAAGGCAGGCGCGATGGAATGGCTGCAAAAGCGCGGCCTGACGCCGGAAACCATCGCCGCGTTCAAGATCGCCGAACAACTGCGCGATGGCAAAACCTACGCACTGTTCCCGTACCTGCGCGATGGCGAGCTGGTGAACGTGAAGTACCGCAACGTCGCAGAAAAACGCGATATGCGGCAAGAGGGCGGTGCAGAGCCTTGCCTTTTCGGCTGGCACCTGATCGACCCGAAAGCCCGCACGGTTGCCATCTGCGAAGGCGAGATCGACGCAATGACGTTGCACCAGGTCGGCATTCCCGCGCTGTCGGTCAATGCCGGGGCAGGGAATCACCAATGGATTGAAAACGACTGGTCACGGCTGGATCGGTTCAGCGAAATCCTGATCTTTTTCGACAACGACGAATCGGGCGAAAAAGGAGCCAGGGAGGTGATGCACCGCATCGGCGCTGAACGATGCAAGCGGGTGATTCTCCCAGCCAAGGACGCGAACGAGTACCTGCTGTCGGGTGCTGACGGCTCCGATTTCTGGGAGTGCGTCAAGACGGCGAAACCGCAAGACCCGGAAGAACTGAGACAGGCCAGCGACTTCATTGATCGCGTGAAGGCCATGTTCTACCCGGCCCATGGCGACGAGCGCGATCCGGTTCTGAGGTTGGATCGTGACGTTGAGTGGTTCGAGTTCCGTACCGGTGAGTTGACAGTATGGACGGGCTACAACGGCCACGGCAAGAGCTTGATGCTGTCGCAGATTCTGCTGGGCCTGATGCAGCAAGGCGAGCGCGTGGTGGTGTTTTCGGGCGAGATGACGCCTGAGCGCCAGTTGAAGCGGGTCGCCAAGCAGGCCGCCGGCCTTGACCGCCCGACGATGGGCTATCTCGACGCCATCGGACGTTGGTTGCATGACAAGATGTGGCTGTTCAACGTGGTCGGCAGCGCCTCAATTGAGCGCTTGTTGACGGTGTTTCTGTACGCCAGCAAGCGGTATGGAACGCGGCACTTTGTCATTGACAGTCTGATGATGACTGACGTTCCCGAGGATGGCGCGGGAGCAATGACAGCGCAGAAAGAAGCCGTCCGCAAGCTGTGCGACTTCGCCAAGCGCAACAACTGCCATATTCACCTCGTTGCTCACCCCCGCAAGGGTGTTGACGAAAGCAAAGGGCCGGGAAAGTTGGACGTTGCCGGTAGTTCCAAGATCACCGATGGCGCTGACAACGTCTTCACCGTGTGGAGCGCCCGCCGGGACGAATCAAAAGAGGTTGATCCCGACGAACCAGATGCGCGCCTGGAACTGCAAAAGCAGCGCAACGGCGACATGCAGCACTACAGCCTGAAGCTGTGGTTCAACAAGTCTGCACAGCAGTTTTGCACCTACAGCCGACGCCAGCCGGTTTCCTATGTGGACTACAGCGCCACCAGTGCTGTGGAGGCGTTTTGATGGCCTGGGAAGAAGCCGAATACGAAACGATGCAGCGACGCGCTGGCGCTTTTGTTGACGCCGGGGCAGCGCCGCACGAAGCCGGTTATCTCGCGTGGCGAATGCTGATGCGCGACCGGCCTGATTCTGGCGACAACCGCCGCGTGTGCTTTGAGTGCAAACACTTCCGGGACAACGCGCGATGCAAGCCGGGGCTGCTGCCGCTGCGGTTTGAGCTGCAACGGTGCGATTCATTCGAGCTGCGGGGCAGCAATGGAAAAGCGAAGAAGAAGGAGGTCTTGTGAAAGCTGTACTTGATCCCTGCTGTGGCAGTCGGATGATGTGGTTCGATAAAACAAATCCGCTCGCCGTGTTCGGCGACCAGCGCAACGAAACTATCACCGTCACCGACCGTTCGCACCGCGAGGACGGCACGCGCACGCTGCGCATCGAACCGGACACTCTGATGGACTTCCGCGCGCTGCCGTTCCCGGAGGACTCATTCCGGCTGGTGGCGTTTGACCCGCCGCACCTTGAGCGCGCCGGCCCCAAGAGCTGGCTGGCGGCCAAGTACGGAAAGCTGGGCGCAGACTGGCGCGAGGACTTGCGCGCCGGGTTCGCTGAGTGCTTTCGCGTGCTCAAACCCGAGGGTGTGCTGGTTTTCAAGTGGAACGAAACGCAGGTGAAGGTGCGCGAAGTGCTGGCGCTCACGCCGCATCAGCCGTTGTTCGGCCAGGTGTCCGGGCGATCTGGAATGACGCACTGGCTGGTCTTCATGAAGCCGGAGGCCTCATGAGAAAGCGCAAGCACAAGACAAACCCGATCCTTCGCGCAGTCGTGATCGAAGGCATGCGCAAGACGCTGCGCGACATAGCCCTCAAGGGCCATCTGACGCCAGACGGCGGCATCGATCCGATCTTGATCGCTGAGTACGCATTCGTGATCGGCCTGGGTGCCGAGGTGTCGATTGCCATGGGCGACGACGAAGCCCGCACCCGGCAACTGCATTCAGCCCTTCGCACGCTGGTCGGCATGTCTGTCGCTGGTGGCCGGTGGCAAGCGGCGCAATCGGCGCGCATGTACGACTTGGCCGTCGAGGCAAACACGCTGTCGATTGACAACGTGGATCTGGCTTTGCCCAGGTACGTAGGCGCGCGGAATCTGTCGGACGCCATTGCAGCGGGCAAGGCGCGAATGGAAGACGTAGCCGGTGCAGAGATTTACGAGGTGTCGGCATGAGGGAAGCAATTCGTCGCGCGCTAAGTGTGCTGCTGCATGAGGACTGTGGAGATCGCCCGACGCTGGCTGAAGTTGACCGTCGTCGCGCTTATGCCCTTCTGGTGGCGGCTTGGAATAACTGGGGATTGGAGATTTGAATGAAGGTGGAAATAGGCCAAGTGTGGAAAGACATTGCTGGCGGCAAATCGCGCATCGTGGAAATCGAGCCGGCAAGCTGGGGCATCGTGTACATCGGTGAGCCGGTAGGTGACCCGAAGCGGCTACTGCACTACGCGCGCAGTGATCTGGTTGAGCTGGTGAGTGAAGCTGCGCTGACGGATAACGACGTCGAAGCCGAGGTGCTGGAAAGCATGCTCAACGACGAAGGCGACACCTACGCTGTTTTCAGTCTCAGCAAAACCTACGACAGCGAATCAGAGGCCCGCGCCGCTGCGATGAAATATGCGCAGACGGGCGGCGTGTGGCATGTGGCGAAGGTGGTAGGCAGTGCAATTCCGCGAGAGCCGGAATGGCGGGGGGCGGTGTGACGCTGACGCTCCCATGGCCGCCCACGGTCAACCACTACTGGCGCAACGTGTCCGGGCGCACGCTAATCAGCAGCCAGGGCCGCGCGTACCGTGAACAGGTGGGCTGGGCTGTCCGTGTTGCGAGAAACCCGCCATGGCCCGAATCTGCCCGCCTGTGCGTGGCAATCGAAGCGCAAGCTCCAGACAAGCGCCGCCGCGATCTGGACAACCTGCCGAAAAGCGTACTCGACGCTCTGACTGATGCCGGCGTGTGGGCTGATGACAGCCAGATAGATGACTTGCGTATCTGGCGCGGCCCGGTGGGCGCTGGGCAGATCGTGGTGACGATCCGGGAGGCGGCGCATGTATAGCAAAACCGTCCCGGCACGTAACCCGCATTTGCTGGCTATGGCGCGTGGCCGTGAGTGTCTGATGCGCGTGGACTGGCACCACCGCGCGGGCACTGAAACGACAGTGGCCGCGCACAGCAACGAAATGGCGCACGGCAAGGCGAAAGGCCGCAAGGCTGACGATTTCTACTCAGTTTGGGCGTGCCATGGCTGCCATAGCTGGTACGACCAAGGCAAGGCAGACAAGGCCGTCAAGCGCCGTGCGTTTGCGGCGGCGTACATGGCGCAGCTGCATGAATGGAATCGCATTGCATCGGATCCGATGGAAAAGCCGAAAGACCGTGATGCGGCGCAGTGGGCACTGGATCGGCTGGATGAAGCGCGGGAATTGAAGCGGGAGGCCCATGTCTGAGCGCCTGACCATCCGTTTATTCAACGCCCAGCAAGGCTACAAAGCCTTCAAGGACGCATGGCAAACGATCAAGGCATGGCTGACCGCTGGGCATCGCCTGGTGCTGTCCGTCAAGCCAGAGACGCGGAGCTTGAGTCAGAACGCCCACTTCCACGCGCTATGCGGCGACATTGCCGCCGCTGGCATCCCATGGGCCGGTAAGCATCGCACGGCCACCGAGTGGAAGGTGTTGCTTGTCAGCGGCCATGCCGTGGCCACGAAGCAAGGCAGCGACATGGTGCCTGGGCTTGAGGGTGAGTTCTTGAACCTGCGCGAGAGCACGGCGCACATGAGCATCGCTCGTGCCAGTAGCTTGATTGAGTACACGCTGGCGTTTTGTGCTGCGCACGAGGTGCCGATTCGTGACGCCCAGCAATGGCGAGTTGACGCTGAAACGGGAGAAGTGCTTGAAACGTGAGCCTATCGACTTCCACTACGTCCCGGCAGAACAGCGGGAGATAGACAAGCGCCTGCTCAACTGGCGGCGCTGGTGTCACGGCTCACTAGTTCTGCAAGTAGCACCAGGCTTCGAGCTATATCGCCCGGACAACTACGAGCGCCCGGTATCCACCACCGAGACAGACGTGAAAGATGCCATCGTCATTCAGGCCGCAGTACGTGAGTTGCCGGAAAGGCAGCGAAAGGCTATCCAGTGGTTCTACGTGCAGCCGACAAACCCGGTGCGTCGTGCGCGCGAATTGAAGGTGGGCACGCGCGGGCTGTACGAACTGGTGTGCGAGGCGAGGTGCGAATTGGTTCGGCGCGGGTATTGACTTATTCTGAGAATGGTTATAATCCGCTAACGCCTGAGCGCAGACGCATAAGAGGTGCCCATCCATGTCGGAGGCGAAGGCGCCTCTAGAGCAAGGCTCGCAGACTGGAAGGCGTCAAACGCATGCATCCTCACAAGCGCGGACCCGTTAGGAAGAGCCGCGCGAGGGTGCAGCCGTTTGGCGAATGTCCGGGCTGACGGACAGTGGCTAGAAGGTGCGCACCCACAGTCAGGCAGCTTTACTGCACATGCCGGAGATCAGCGCCGGCCGCCAAAGCAATTCAAGCCCCAGCATGGAAACGTGCCGAGGCTTTTGTTTTTGGTGCAGTAGCAGGCAGCCGAAACTTCCCGCACTGCATCGAAAAGAGCCGATAGGCCCGCTGGGAGAGTGGCCCAGCCTCGTTTCTGCCGGGTGCCGTCGAACCCCTCCGCTGTCTCCTCCTCCTAAGCGGCGCGCACCCGGCAATCCATCGATCTGCCGAGGAATGCTCGGTAGTTGATCCAGCAGTTGTCAGTACATGGGCAACAAACCCGGCAAGCCATCCGACACGGCAGGGCCACACTGCCCGTGAAGGTAAACGCCGGCTCTACCAGCAATGAGCGGAATTGCTGGCACCGCCCGCCCCCAGCAGTAGCGCCTCACTCCGGTCCGCTGGGTGGCGTGGCGGATCATTCCGTGGCGCGGTCTGGCGCGGCATTGCGCAGCATTCCGGCGCAAGGGCTGACAACAGCCTCAAGCATCGCTTGCGGTGTTTGGGGAAGCGGTTAGCTTCACATGGCGGAGCAGTTTGTGCCGGGGCTTGGCAGTGTGTAGTGGGGCATGGCTTGGCATGGCAAGGGATGACAACATCAGGCGGCGGCAACTTCGGTTGCCGTTTGCTTTTGCATGATGCGATTAAAGACGCTGCGGCCCACGCTGCCGATGCTGACCACCAGGTGCGTGCCGGTGCTTGAGGCGAAGGCTGGGACCACCGAGCGGCTGCGCGGCAATAGCTGGGAGCGCATCCGTCAGGTAGTAAAGCAGCGTGACGAAGGACGGTGCGCAGCCTGCGGGCGAGTGAGAGGCGATCACGAGGTGGATCACATCATCCCGCTAGAGCAAGGCGGCGCACAAGGATCGGTGAGCGACACCAGCAACTTGCAACTTCTGTGCTCTGGCAAAGGTAACTGCCACGACATCAAGACGCAGGCAGAGGCTAGGGCGAGGGCTGGGGGGGGTAGCGAAAAGTTGACGAAGCCGGTTTCGTGTAAAC